CTAATCTCTGTACATAAGCGTGACCGCCATGCCGTTTATCACGCCCACTACAACTCCGCACACAATGAAAAACACCTTGATAGGCAGGTCAAGCAGAAGCGAGATAAGCCCGAACACGATAACGAACGCCATTGCTCCGCCTATCTGCACAAGAAACTTTCTTTTCACAAGCACAGGAAAACGCTCAGCAAGCTTTGCGGTCTTGTTACCCTTGCGGTCAATTATCCTGTAAATAAGCTGAGTCAGTGCCATTGGTATTCCGATAAATAAAATTGCTGTTACAAGTTTGTCCATTTTAAATTCCTCCATTTTTCACTTAAATTATAGCTTTTTGTATCAAAAAAGGCTGCCCAAGACGCAGTTCGTCCGTGGGCAGCCTCATTGCTGCATATAAAATTTCTTTTATCAACAATTAAAGAACTCTTACGCCAACAACGCCCTCGATAGACTTGAAAGCGTCAGCGTCAACGTCGCCTGTAACATCGAGCATTGTGTAAGCCCAGTCTTTCTTAGACTTGTTTACAAGGTTCTCGATATTTGCGCCCTTGTCAGATACAACAGATGTGATCTGTGCAATAAGTGCAGGAACGTTCTTGTGAAGCACGCAAACAAGGTGGTCGCCTGTTTTAGCAAGCTCTGCATTAGGGAAGTTTACAGAATTCTTGATAGTTCCCTTCTCGATATAGTCGATAAGCTCGTGAGCTGCCATTGTTGCGCAGTTGTCCTCAGACTCAGGTGTGGAAGCGCCAAGGTGTGGAAGAACGATAACATTCTCCTCGCCAAGAACAACATCATCTGCAAAGTCTGTTACATACTTTGCAACCTTGCCGTCCTTGATAGCCTTTACAACAGCCGCACTGTTGATAAGCTCACCTCTTGCAAGGTTGATAAGACGAACGCCGTCCTTCATCATTGCTATCTGAGCTTCGTCGATAGTGTTCTTTGTGTCAGGTGTATAAGGAACGTGGATAGTGATATAATCGCTGTTCTTGTAAATATCATTGATGTCAGCTGTTACCTTTACAGCAGGATCAAGCTGGATAGCTGCGTTTACTGAAAGGAATGGGTCATAGCCGATAACGTCCATGCCAAGTGCAACGGCTGCGTTTGCGATCTTTCCGCCGATAGCACCAAGACCGATTACACCAAGTGTCTTGCCCAGTATCTCAGGACCTGCGAACTTAGACTTGCCGCCCTCAACTGTCTTTGGAGCGTCAGGAGTGCCCTTAAGTGAAGCAGCCCATGCAGCAGCCTCTGTTATCTTTCTTGAAGCAAGAAGAAGTGCACAAATAGCAAGCTCCTTAACAGCGTTTGAGTTTGCGCCAGGTGTGTTGAATACAACGATTCCCTGCTCTGCGCACTTCTCAACTGGAATATTGTTTACGCCAGCACCTGCTCTTGCAATAGCAAGCAGGCTCTCAGGCATTTCCATATCGTGCATCTTTGCTGAACGTACCATTATAGCGGTAGGATTTTCAGCATTGTCGCTTACTGTGTACTTAGCCTTGTCAAAGATATCAGTACCGCAGGTAGCGATCTTATTTAATGTCTTTATCTCATACATTGTAAATTACCCTCTCTTATAATAAGGTTACGCTTATGCGTTCTCAGCCTCGAACTTCTTCATGAACTCAACAAGCTTTTCAACGCCCTCGATAGGCATTGCGTTGTAGATAGAAGCTCTCATACCGCCAACAGTTCTGTGACCCTTGAGGTTTACAAAGCCTGCTGCTGTAGCCTCAGCAACGAACTTCTTGTCAAGCTCAGCGTCGCCTGTTACGAATGGAACGTTCATAAGAGATCTGTCCTCAGGAACAACAGTGCCCTTGAAGAGCTTGCTCTGGTCAAGATAATCATAGAGTATCTTAGCCTTTTTCTCGTTGTGAGCCTTCATAGCCTCAAGACCGCCCATTTTCTTTATCCACTTGAATACCTTGCCGCAGATGTAGATGCCATAGCAAGGAGGTGTATTGTAAAGAGAGTCAGCGTCAGCCTGAGTTTTCCACTTGAGCATTGTAGGTGTTCCCTCGAGAACATCGTCAGTGATAAGATCTTCTCTGATGATAGCAATAACAACGCCGGCAGGACCAACGTTCTTCTGAACGCCGCCGTAAATAACGCCGTACTTTGTTACGTCAACAGGCTCAGACAGGAAGCAGGAAGAAACGTCTGCAACAAGTGTGTGACCCTTTGTGTTAGGCAGAGTCTTGTACTTTGTACCATAGATAGTATTGTTTTCGCAGATATAAACATAGTCAGCGTCCTCTGGGATATCGAGGTCTGAGCAATCAGGGATATAAGAGAAAGTCTTGTCAGCAGAAGAAGCCACAGCAACAGCCTCGCCGTATTTCTGAGCCTCCTGATAAGCCTTCTTAGCCCACTGACCTGTGATTATGTAAGCTGCCTTCTTGTTCTTCATAAGGTTCATAGGAACGGCTGAGAACTGCTGAGAAGCACCGCCCTGAAGGAACAGCACCTTATAGTTATCAGGGATACCCATAAGATCTCTGATGTCCTTTTCAGCTTCCTTGATGATGTCATCGAACGCCTTGGAACGGTGGCTCATCTCCATTACGCTCATACCTGTGCCCTTATAATCGAGCATTTCATCGGCAGCTTCCTTAAGCACTTCCTCAGGGAGTACAGCAGGACCTGCGCTGAAGTTATATACTCTACCCATTGTTAAACCCTCCATATAAATTAGTTTCATTATTTATAAAGACTATAAATATATAAATTAATAATATTATTATATGCCTTTTATAAAAAAAAGTCAAGGGCTGTCATATAAAAATACTCACTTGTCATAAGTTTTTGTACATATCAGCACATAAAGCAGCCCTAAAAACGTGCATTTTTACACCTTACCTATGCCGTTATATATAATAAGCACTGAAAAGCATGAAAAATCAGAATAATACTAAAGCGTTAAAAAGAGGTTAAAATTTTTGGTATTCCTTGAAATCTCCATATTTGTGTAGTATAATGTAATCAATAAAATGCGACAGTTGTAAAAAAATCGGGGAACAATTGTCACTCTCAGGGAAAGAGGATATATATGCAAAAGATATTTTATGTTTCAAGAAATGAGGACAAAGCCCATGATGGAAAAGCCCCGGATATGGACAGATTTCAGCGAGTTGAAAAGCTCAACAGTCTGATCGCGGCAGGCTGGGCTATAAAGGAAATGAAAAGCGAAAACAACAGCACATTCTTTGTGCTTGAGAAAGCAGACTAGACTTTAAATGGACGATATCGAGCCGTATCCTGTCAATAACACAGACACGTTGTTTTGTAGGGGACGGCGCCCTCGACGTCCCGCCCACTCACCAGCTTTTTCAACAAATTTACAGGACGGCAGCCCCACCGTCCTTTTTTTATGTGCAGATAAATTTTGCGAAAACGTTTTATGGGTATTGCATTTCAGAGAGAAATATTGTATAATTAATGTAATCGTTTTAATGAGCACAAATGATACTATACATATTATAAAGGAGTAAAAAAATATGGCTTATGTAATCGGCGTAGACTGCGGCACAAGCGGCACTAAGACGGTGCTTTTTGACGAAAAGGGCACTGTTATCTCTTCTGTAACTATCGAATATCCAATGTATCAGCCTAAAAACGGCTATGCAGAGCAAGACCCTGCTGACTGGGCAAACGCAATGATAAACACTATCAAGGCTGTTATGACCAAAAGCGGCGTAAATAAAGAGGACGTTGCAGGCGTTGGTATCTCTGGACAGATGCACGGACTTGTTATGCTGGATAAGGACAACAACGTGCTTAGAAAGTCCATAATATGGTGCGATCAGAGAACTGCCGCAGAAGTTGAAGAAATGAACGAAAAGCTAGGCAGAGAAAAGCTCATCAAGATAACAGCAAACCCTGCCCTCACAGGCTGGACGGCTGCGAAAATCCTTTGGGTAAAGAACAACGAGCCTGATATATATGAAAAGTGCAGACACATTCTTCTTCCAAAGGACTATCTGAGATTTATCCTCACAGGCGAATATGCAACAGAGGTTTCCGACGCAAGCGGTATGCAGCTTCTTGACGTGCCAAACCGCTGCTGGTCAAAGGAAGTCTGCGATACGCTTAGCATTGATATGTCAATGCTGGGCAAGGTGTACGAGTCATGCGAGGTAACAGGCAAGGTCACAAAGAAAATGGCTGAGCTTACAGGACTTAAAGAGGGTACTATAGTAGTAGGCGGAGCAGGCGACAATGCCGCTGCGGCTATCGGAACAGGCGTTGCAGAGGACGGTAAGGCGTTCACAACTATCGGAACATCAGGCGTCGTATTTGCACACACTTCTTCTATCTCTATCGACCCAAAGGGCAGAGTTCACACCTGCTGTGCAGCAGTACCGAACGCATGGCACGTTATGGGTGTTACACAAGGCGCAGGACTTTCGCTGAAATGGTTCAGGGATAATTTCTGCAATGCAGAGAAAGAAACAGCAAAGTGCATGGGCGTTGACGAATATTATCTCATGGATAAGGAAGCAGAGAAAGTGCCTGTTGGTGCAAACAGACTTCTCTATCTGCCATATCTCATGGGCGAAAGAACACCGCATCTTGACCCTGACGCAAGAGGAGTATTCTTCGGACTTTCCGCAATGCACACTAAGCGTGATATGCTGAGAGCAGTAATGGAGGGCGTATCATACTCCCTGAGAGATTGTGTTGAGGTATTCAGAGAAATGGATATCAACGTATCCGACATGATGGCATGCGGAGGCGGCGGAAGCTCACCGCTGTGGAGATCAATGCTCGCAGATCTTTACAACTGCCCTGTTAAAACAGCCTCATCAAAGGAAGGCCCAGCCCTTGGCGTAGCACTTCTTGCAGCAACAGGCGCAGGCATTTACTCATCAGTACCGGAAGCTTGTAAGGCAGTAGTAAAGACCGACAAGGTACAGCAGCCTGAAGCAGAGCGAGTACCTGAGTATGAGAAATACTACAAGCTTTACACAGAGATCTATCCTGCACTGAAAGTAGAATTTGCAAAGCTTGCGAAGATGTAATATAAAACCAAAAGCTCCGATCATTTCGGAGCTTTTTTGTATTAGAATATTTTGACAACTAAAACGGCTCTCCACAATAGCGGAAAGCCGTTTTTACATATTGGTCGGAGTGACCGGATTTGAACCGACGACCTCTACCACCCCAAACACAAATAGAAAATTTTAGGATATAAACCGCCGTATTTTGTTTAAATATCGGCGGTTTTATTGTGCATAGAATTATTACAAAAAGTTTAGTTTGTTAGTGCGGTATTTTAACAAATTATACATTGACAAGAAATATTACAAGCATTTACGCCGTTTACCTAATGTTATATAATATAACTGTAGTCAAGAGAACTACAACAAATTATTAATTAATTACGGAGGTATGCAAGATGTATATTGTAAAAGGTTTCAAGAAAAATAGCGGCGTTATCAAGGCTACGGGCAAAAAATGGGAAAATTTTTCGTTGTTCTGCCTAAAGGAAAGCAAGGACGATAGCGTAACAGGTTATGAAGTCCATACCGCTAAAGTTTCGCCGTCTATCCTGCAAGAGGTTTTTCCAAACTCTGCGGCTATGATAGATAGCAAAATAAATATAAACTATGGCGTTCGTACTTTCGGCGGTGTTGAAAAACTCGTTGTTGAAAGTATAGACATAATCAAGTAAGAAAGGAGATTAAAGAATATGCCTATTACAGTTCTCACAGGTGAAACAACCGCTATTACTTCGGGTGTAACAACTATTACTGACCTTGTGTCTCAGGTCTGGACTATTATGACAGGCAATCCGCTTGTTATGGTCTTTGTAGGTGCATCGCTCCTCGGCGTTGCAATCGGCGTTATCCGTAAGCTTACAAAGGGCAAGGCTTAATTTCGTGTACAACCGCTTGGGGGCGGAGCTTCTGCTCCGTCCTCTATTTTTTATCGATAGGAGAAAACAAAATGAAAAATGTTGATACAGTATCTAAAAATGACCTGTCAAGTGTTCCGTGGTACATGAATAGAAAACTATTTCATATAATTAACTTTATGCTTTGTATGCTTGATACTTGGCTTTTCATTGCCCCCTTTATAGTTTTTCATGTAATTACTTTTAATAGTATAATTTCATATCCCTTTACTACACCTAAACAAACTGCTTTATTTGGATTTACTTTGTCTTTTCTTTTGGAGTTTATTATACATCATCTTATTTTTTCTGTTTGTCATCTTGTTGATTATTTTAGAAAGGAGAAAAAAATATGAAAACAAAACTTCGGCGGCTTTTGTCAATCCTCTCCGCTATGGTGCTTATGGTCTGCTGTGCCGTTCCTGCGTTCGCTTTTTCTAATTCTGATTTGCCTGTTGGCACTTATAATTCTAATGATGACTTCTCTTATAAAGAAATCATTTCACAACTCATTACAAAATACCCTGACTACTTTAAAAATTATGTTTTTATGATCCCTCAATCTGAATCTTCTTTTTCTCAATATGGTTTCTATTGGTTCAACTGTGATGAAAGCAAAAATTTTGAAATTGTTAAAAATGGCTCTCAATACTCTTTAAAAAATACTGATAATAAACCCTTTAAGTCTTATCGTTGCTTTTGGAATTATCGTAATAATGAATTTTCTAATGTTTATTTGTCTGGTGATAGTTCTTCCGATTGTGATTATCCCCTTTCTTGGCAAATATACACTTTTGGTAGTAACTGCAATGTTAAAATCGGTGATGATTATGTTATAAAAGACCCTAACGCTCCACCAGTTCCCTTTACTGTCGATTATTCCCCTGCTCTCTCTGAGGGCATGAGCCGCAAGGGAACTCTTGTCGCTCCGGGTGCAAGTAATGACGGACAGGAAATTGAAAGCAATGGTCTTAACGTCCGTGTCACACTAACGGACGAATTTATAAAACTCCGTGACAGCTATGACGAACTCAAAGATTATACATATGAATTTGTATGTTATATCACTACTTCGCCCCCCGAGAAGTCCTCGTATGAGAAGAGCGTTAAAAACGCTGTTTATACCTCGTTGGACTATGGCAAATATATGTATACTACAAGTGGCGTTGTTGATGATGTTACGGACGATAACAAAGAGCCTACGGAATGGATAAAGGCAGAGGGCATAAATGCTGGCTATATAATTGGCAAGGGTGGCTCTGTCAAGAATGTTACTATCAATCTTGAAAATCTTGATAGTTCACAGTTTACAGCCGATACAAAGCTTTATATCGTGGTATATGGTCGCTTGACCTCTCTTTCAGTTCCTACTCCTGATTATTTTGACCTTGACAATCAAGGCTATCTGTGTAATCAAGGCTCTTTGAATACAAAGCAGATTGTAACTGTAAATGCTGACCCCGAAACAGGCGAGGGAACAGACGTTGTAATGCCTGATTACTATTGTGTAACATCAACGGCATTTAATTATAAAGATTATCCTGAATATAAGCCGAAAATTTTCAAGAATGGTGCTGAAATGGATACAAACAAGCCGTTTACTGATTACCTTGATAAGAAGTTGACTCCTGATTATATGTATGATTATGATATGGATAAAAACGGAGAAAGCGGTCTTGCTCCTGACGATTTCGAAAAGTATGAGGAACAAAAAAATCTTGATAAAAATTTCGGTTCTGTTGATTTCGGACTTGACAGCATTAAATCAGTGTTTGACGGCTCGTCCGACTTTTTCAAATTTTTAACCGCAAGTATAGCTATCTTGCCAACAACGTTTTTAACTATTCTGATTTCATTTTTCGTTATCATGTTAGCAATTTGCGTTGTTAAATGGGTATTGAAATAGGGGGTGCAACATGAATTGGTTTTCGCTTATGAACTCACTTTTCACTTCAATTCAACATTTGATGTGTTTGCGTATTCGTTTCGGTGAATTTAGTTTCACAGTAGGTGCAATGATTATTGGATTGTTTGTTATATCCTGCTCTGTTGCCCTGTTGCAGTATCTTTTCCACAATACATAAGGAGTTGTTAAAATGGTTGCAATATTAAAATTATTCGTCCTGTCACTGATAGTAATTCTTGCTATCAGTGCAGTTCTCGGCGTGGTGGCGTTCTTTATGGACTTGCACGCCTTTAAGTCTGATAAAGATTTGTCGCTCCCTCGTAAACGGCTTATTGAAGCATTATTTGAGGAACAAGAGTTAAAAAAGCAATCGACTGAACAGCCACAGAACACGCCACAGATTGACAAGCAAGAGCCTGAGAAAGTGAGGTGGTAAATGTGTTATATGATGTTCAAAATGCCTGTTATCAGTTGCTAAAGCTTCTTGGCTGTGATCTCGCCGCTATTGACGTTATTAAAACTTGGAAACAATTCGGTGTGCTGTGCATTGAATTTGTGTTCGCCTGCCTTATGCTTTTCCTGCTTTGGAAAATGCTTTACAATGCTATGATCCGTTTTTTTAACCCTCGGAGGTGGTAATAATGGTTTTATTCGATTACTTTGTACGCCTGCCGTCTTTGGCGGCGTATGTAGCTTATGACAAGGCTACAGCTTTATATTTTAATTGGTCGCAAATATTCAACGGTTGGGGTATACACTTATTTGTTGGCAAATTCGGAGCCGGAAAAACTTCTCTTATGGTCGCCGAAGCTTATGAACTCTGTCGCAAATATCCGCAGTTGCATATTTTGACAAATATTAATATCAAAAACTTCCCCGACTATACTGAAATACTCCCCTTGAACACTGCACAAGATATCCTCAACGCTCCTAAAAACACGCTTGTACTTATTGATGAAATAGGTACTATATTCAATAGCCGTGACTTCTCGGGCGGTAAATGTGCCGTTCCTAAACCTCTGTTTCAGCACCTTTGCCAATGCCGTAAACGGCGTATGATGATATATGCAACAGTGCAACGTTTCAACTTGCTTGATAAACAAATAAGGGACATCACCGCAGACGTGACCGCTTGCCATACGCATTTCAAGCACCCATTCTGCCGTATACAGACAGGTTATACATATGACATTGAGGAATACGAACTTTATTCGGAAAATAAGGCTTATACACCTGCACAGATGTATAATAGAACGTATCTACAGACAAATAAACGCCGTCAGCTCTACGATACATCACAGCTTGTCACGAATATGTTACAAAAAGAGTATTTGTCTGATGAAGAGATACTCGCCAATCGTGAGGGCATAGAGCCTAACACACAGCCACTTGACCGAAAGCAAAAGAAATCTATTCGCAAGCGTAAAAATGCTTGGTAATGAAACAACTCGCAGTGGTTGCCGTGAGGCTCACTGCGAGTTGTTGTCTTTGTTGTAATTATTGCCCTGACTAAATCTATTAATCAGTATCATATTAGTGTCTAACAAGTTCTTGTTCATCATTTCAAGTCGCTTGTTGGTTTCCTGCAATTCTTTATAGGTCTTTTCCGTGTTTCCTGCTGTGCAGATAATCGCAACAAACAATATTATGTTGATTATGATAGCAACTATTGCTATCACAACAGCCGTTGCAACTGCTGTTTCACTCATTTCAATTAAACCCATGTTCTCACCCCTCGTCTGTATGTGTCTTTATTACAATGTGGCTGTCCTCTGCGGATTTTATCTCATCAGTGATAACCTTTTTGAGATATCCTGCTTTTGATAAACCAAGCTCTTTTGCTCGGTCATTTATCATCTGATTAAACCCCTTTGGAGCATAAAACTGTATTTTTTCGAGATTTTCTGCGTTCCATTTTGCATTTGCTTTCTTCTTGGCTTCTGATACCGCCATTACCTCACCACCTTTTCTACATTATACTATATCTATTGTAATTTGTCAACCACAATATACACTATATCCAGTTAATAATTATTTAATAAATACTTTACACTATATCCATTGCACATGGACTAGATATAGTGTATACTTAATACAGACAAAGGGAAAGCGGTTATCCCACAAACCGCAGAAGAAAGGGTGTTTAAAATGACTATTTCAAATTACTATGTTCGTGAGTATCTTCGCCTTTATCGTGAATATCGTAAAGTAATTAATATATTTGATGCTTTTCTTTTGTATGGGAAAATAGAATACACCCTCGGTGAGTTGCGGAGAGATCTTTCTCTTGACTATCAATTTCACTGTGCCCTTCATGATAGGCTCTTTAATCTTTCTTGCCGTACTTGTGAAAAGTTCGGTCGTACTTGTGAAAAGTTCGGTAAACTTAAATCTCAGAATAATTTCTGATTTTTTTCTAAACTGAAAGGAGATTTTTATGAAAAATAAATTTTACACTGAGCAAAAGCACAGAGAAACTATGAATTCTGTTGATATGCTCGAAGGTCTTATTAATCGTATGTGCGTTACTAATGATGTCGATGAATTACGTCATCTTCTGACTTCTTCAATGTGTAGTTTGTCTGAATTATATGTTGTTGAGCGTGAAAAACTCAAAGAACGTATTTCTCAGAATGATTTCTGATTTTTCTATCTGTAAAATCTATCATGCGAACGGCTGGGGGTGAATTGCGAATTGTTGGAATTGTTGGAATGTTGGAAACAACAGCTTACAGGTTTTCAACATTTCAATGATTTCAATGATTCACAAGAGGGGAACGCCGTTCAAGATTTCCCCTTTTCACTTCCCTCTCGGCGTTCTGCTATACTCTTATGAAGTCGGGGTTAGTATTACCCCCGACTTCTGCACATTGCACAAAGTTTATAAATCTGCGTATCTACGTTATTAATCTTGTGCGAAAATATTTGCACAACTTCTGCACAAAAGGTGGTGATGTTAATATGGCTGATTTCAGTTGCCATTCTGCGTTCTGCGTTATAAACAACCCTCGCTACGATATTACATACAAGCACAATGAAGAGGGTGAAATAATCAAAGACGAGAACGGCAAGGCGGTTATATTAAAGCAAGAGCCTACGGAGTATCATTCATTGACAGAACAACAGATATGTGATGATGTTCTTAATAAGTGGGTCGGTGATGATGATAAGCGAACAGGAGCGGTTTTATTCTGCGTTTCTGCCCTCGGTCTTGAACACTTGCATTGTGTGTTTGAGAGTGAAAAGACGTTCCGTCCGCTGTCTGCCTTGAAAAAGCTTTTCCCTAAAGTTCATATTGAGATAACCAAAGGGAACAAAAAGCAAGTCGAGGACTATATAAACAAGGTCGGCAAGTTTGAGGAAAAGGGCGAAAAGATAATCGCAAAATCGCAGGTCGGTGAGATAAAAGGCTGTCAAGGCAAGCGAAACGATTTGATTTCAATGTCTGATATCCGTGACTTGATTTACAGCGGACAAACTCCAAACGATATATATAGACAATATCCACAGGCTATCAAGTCCAAAACGGCAACAGAGGAACTATTTTATTTGTACCGCAAGGACAACACGCCGCCCGAACGTGATGTGAAAGTACATTGGCTGTTTGGCGGTACTGGGTGCGGAAAATCATACACATACATTGAACTTTGTGAAAAGCATGGTGATGTAAATATCTATCGTGTGACCGACTATGACCACCCTTTTGACGGCTACCAAGGCGAACCGATACTCATTCTTGATGAGTTCCGTGGGCGTATCTCATACAGCTACTTGCTCACTCTGCTTGACAAGTACCGCTCGCAAGTGTCGGCACGTTATAGCAATAAAATGACGTTATGGACGGAAGTATATATAACTTCGCCGTTCCTGCCTACAGAACTTTATCAAAAGGCGGCTGAACGTAATGACGGCATAGACAAGCTTGAACAGCTTACAAGGCGTATTGATGATATAGTTTATTGTTTCAAATATACCGCCGAGAACAATAGCGGAACATTTTATTGCAAATACAACGTTGATTTTGATTTACATTGTGATAGTCACGCTATCCGTGAGCAGTGTTCACACGTTCGTCACGAGGTTTCACAAATGGGCTTGTTCACACTTATGGACGGCTTAACGTCAAAATTTGTTGAAAATAAATCGCAAAGTTAGTGTCACGAGGAAAATTTTTAAACTCTGAAAGGAGCAAAGCGACTGTAAGAGGTTAAAAATTTAGGCAATGGAACTTGTGAACGCAGTGAACAAGGTCGCTTGCCGTTCCGCCACAGCGCTAGCCGTGGCATAAGTGACACGATAAAGAAAAACCAACGTAAAAGCCAACTCAAAAGCCGAAAAAGCAAAACAAGCCAAACAAAATAAAGTAAAAATATTTAACGTAAGAAAACGGTAATTTTACAATGACGTAAAAATATGGTATAAATAAATCAGGAGGTACACCATGAAGCAAAAAGAAATTTGCAAGGAAGAAATCAACCTTTTCTATTTGTGGCTCTGTGGCACGATAGGCAAGGAGAAAGGAGAGGATAAAAGGCTTGTGTTTCTGTGCTGTCCTGCTGAGCGTGACACGCTCCTTAGGCTGTTTCTTGCAGAGTACAAAGCAGAACACCGCTACAACGCATTTAAGAGGGCTTTTCAGCCGTCCACACGCATTATAACAGTAAAAAGAGTGTAGCCATTATAAGCCCATGTATTGGCGTACATGGAATGACTACACCCGATATTACAACCCCTCGAAAGGAAGTAATCACTATGAATTTTAAAGAATTTTATTACAAGGACTTTCGCCCCTCATATCTTGAGGGCGTTGTCCGTTATCCTGAGCAAACCGACTATGTGATTGAGCAGAATTGCAAGCCGATAAACGGCAAGGACCTTTCCGAAATCGGTCTTTCTGACCTCAATAACATTATCAAGATATGTGATGATACATATTGCATTGACAGAGTGAAAAAGCTCCGCAGTGTTCTTAAGCGTATCATGCGTTACGCTTACGCTTGCCGTTATACGCCTATTGACCTATCTGCATTCGAGTTAAGGCGGTGCAGAAAACGCCCTGAAACAGTGCAACAGCTATCATTTACGGCAGAGCAAGCCGCTTTTCTGACTTCGGGTGATAGCACTATAATGAAGATGTTCCGTTTTGAGTGCTTGACAGGTCTACGCCGTGAAGAAATACTCGCCTTGCGTTGGGAGAACGTTGACCTACCTCACCGCCGTATCTTTGTTTGTCAAACTGTTGTTGTTTTAAAAGGCTGTGCAAGGCTCGTTGACGATACCAAAAACCACAAGTTTCGCTATGTGGAGTTGAACGAAAGTGCTTACAAACTGTTGCTTTCCGTTCCGCAGACCTGTGATTTTGTATTCGGCAATCCACGTTCAAAGAACTTTCTCAGCCCTCGCCGTTACCACGAGGAGTATAATACAATGTTCATTCGCAAGAATGAGGAATGGAAAAAGACCCACGCAGAGGGCTTGCCACACCTCACACCGCACAAATTCCGTCACACGTTCGCAAGTCTGCTGACCGCTAACGGAGCGGATGTTAAGACAGTTGCCGACTTGCTCGGTCACACAAAGCTTGACACCACAAACATTTATTTGCACTCTTATGATGATTTACGCCGTCAGGCGGTCGATAAGATACAATTAGATAATTAA